AAGCCCAGCTTCACGAATCGTTCCATCCCATTCAGTAGCATTTAAGAAGCCAGTGAAATAACCAACGTTTGCCGCGTTTGTGCGGCTTGCGATATCGTTGCGGTATTCTTCTGCTTCCAAAGTTGTATCACCATCCGCCGGCGTCGTCGTTCCTGACCCAACAGCAAACTTGTTGATCAGTGGCGAGTAGGTCGGCGTTGCGCTCGCCATGTTGTTGATGATGTTCTCGCGTCCAATCGTTGGAACAATGTTGTTGATCACCTGAACATCGGTTCTACACATTGCATTGAGCTGACGCACAAGTGTCATGAAGTCCCCGCCGGCGGCGCGAACCTCATCAATCTTCTTGGACAACGCGAAATGTTCCGGTGTTTCAAGAAAAGCCTTGGTGAACGTATACACGCCCTTTCCCTTTGGTTTCTCTTTGAAGAATTTTACAATGGTGTTGAACATATTGATTCAATAATACCACGCGATTAAGTCAGCGGGCTTCCGTTAAGAATAAACAACCGCGCCTGGTCAGATGGACCGCTTGGAACATACGGACCAAACACAAAGTACGTTCCGAAATCTATGTTCACCGCCGGCGTGCTTTCGGTGAAGGTGACATCCTCAGTTTGTGGATCGTGGACAAGCGAAACCGTTGTTACTTCACCGAACGTCACCGTTTCAGTTTCAAAGATCGCCTTTTCCAGCACCTCGGTGCTTGCATCCCCAACATTTTCTTTACCGCTAAGCAGCAAATTGATGAGGAAATCAACGATTCCAACCGTTCGCAATGTCGCCAACTGCACGTTGTAAACGTATGTTTCCGCATTCAACATGGTAAGCGAAACCTTCTGGATCAAGAACGATTCTTCCCATCCACGGAAATCACTTTGAATGGTGATGTACTGGCCGGACCGTAGCCCAGGCGTGTACGTTTTGAAGCCTCCTTCAACAATGTCATCCGCGTAGGCTTCAAGCTGAGCGATCCCGAACGTCTTTGCTTCTTCACGCGTGGTGATGCTCCTATCTTCTGCAGCAAATTCGTAAATGCCGTACAGATCAATTGAAGTTGGATCTTCAACGCGCATGGCAAGGCGAAATAACGGGATACCGGTAACCTCGATGTTGTTGGTGCCGGCTGCTGGAATCGTCGTATCCTTAAAACGAATGTATTTCTGGCTGTACGACCAAAAACAATCATAGCCGGCTTCATCGTCAATGAAGTCCAAGCCTACTGTTTTGGATACGCCGCCGACGGTGACGGTTGGCAGTTCTGCGAATTTGTTACCAAGAACAAACGTTTTCTTTACGGTATCGCCGTTGAATTTCTCGGTACGGGATTCGCCACGGATATCGCCGCCAAGAATAAAGACGCGATTGCGAAGCTGGGAAATATCGCGGCTGATTTGAATACTATCCTGAACGTAATTGCCCGAAGTATCCGTTAAACCAAACGGTGCGGCCTCGGTGCTACGCTGGAAAAAGTGAATATCCTTATCGTAATCAATGTAATACGAAAAGTTTGTGAGCTTTGAGAGCTTATCGAGCGCTTGGACCAACGTGATGCGGTCAAACGTAATGGACGTGATAACGATCGAGCAACTGACATTTGCAACAGTGAAATCCGAAGCGTAGTTTGTAACCAAGAAATCAATGATATCTTCCACCGATTCATCTTCAAACTGCTCCTGTATCAACAGCCTGTTAGCATCCTGTGAATAATCCTGGCATTCAATTTCGTATTGGATCAATTTATCAGACTGCACGCTTTCATTAAACGAAACGATCCGGCCACCGTACTGCTTCACGGCATCAATATACAAAAGAACCTCAGAATCTAATGCTGGGGTAAAAGTGTTCCCGGTGTAGCTTTCAATCGTGAAGGAAAGGCGATCAACTTTATTGTTAATGTTGTCTTCTTTCCGTAAGCTACCCATTTTGATCTGCGCCGTCACGTCTACGGCGTCAATGGTTACGGTAATCACATTTTTATATTCTTTTTAACGATATCAAGAATACGATCACCGATCTGCTCGGCAATACCTTCTTGACCCATGAACGTATTGCCCTGAAGGACAATCGTAAGCCCACCGCCGCCGGCGCCGTTCGGGATAATCCGACCAGCAGAAGAAGGCCAGAACAATTCCGGTCCGTTCTCACCAACCATGTGCGGTCCGTCGGTGCCGACTGGTCCGCCGGTTGCCCGACCGGTGACAGCCTTGGTCACGGTGCTGATCGCGCTGGAAGCCCCAGACTGCAATTTGCTAAGCCCTTGGGTGATCTTTGAAGTAATGGAGTTCACCCACTCGCCAACCTTCCCAAGAACCGAATTAAACGCGGCTTCAAATGCCGAGATGATTGCGTCTTTGATCTTTGGCGCATTCTCAGCGATTCCAGCAACGATTTTCAGCGTCATATCAAGGGCGAATGTCGCCAATGAAAGCGCCAAAAGAAGCGGAAGCGTAAGCAGAACGCCCATAAAAATAGCCGTCCACTTGCCGATCAGGATCAATTTGTTGCCATCAAACGATTCGCCAAGGCGCGTGATCATGTCCAGAACGCTGGTATTCGTTGCCTGGGCTGCTTCTTGCGTCTTAAACAGGTTCAAGAACCATTCCTTAAATGCTTGCCATGACGTGTCCAGCCAAGCTGTAATGCGTTCTGGCAGTGCTTCAAACCATGCACCAAGGTTTTCACCCCATGCGGTTACACCTGCAGAAATAGAATCGTATGTTGCATTGAACCAATTGGTGATCCGCGTGCTCCATTCGGTAAACCAAGTGGTGATCTTGTCCGGCATTGCAGCAAACCAGTTGTAAATCACGTCAGTCCACGCATCAAACCACGCATTGAAGCGGTCAGGAATCCCCTTGAACCAGTTTTCAATCTGGATACCCCACGCTACGAAACCATCAGCAGTGCGCGTCATCATTTCCATGAAGAATCCGCCGATCGCCTCAAACCACATTCCCCACGTCTGAACAACGTACTGCCAAAGCCCAACGTAAATTTCCGTGAATTTTGTCAGCAACGTCTGACCCATCGCATTCCAATCAATATCATGGACGGCTTGAATAGCGCCCTTCATTTGGTCAATCTTTTCGGTCACAAAGGTTTTAATGCTTTCCCAAATTCCTTGAACCTTCGCGTAAAACTCTTGAAACTTCTGTACTACGCCATCAATAGCATCCGAAACGCGCCCCTTCAGTTCGTTGAATTTCTCAACAATCTTTTCAACTGCTGCAACAATGATATTCCGAATCATCCCCCATTTCTCTTCAGCAAACTTCTTTACCTGATCCCAGTGCCTATACAGCAAAACGCCGGCAACGATTAACGCGCCGATAATAGCGATCACAATGCCCACTGGTCCCGTCATGATCGTAAATGCAATGCCAAGCCCTTGCGCCGCAACCGCGAGCGTCTGGAAGCCCACAATCAATGAAGGAATCACCATGCCGATCGTTCCAACCACCGCAAGAAATGCGCCGGCTGCTGCAACACCAAGCAGAATTTTCTTCACAAGGTCCGGGTTTGCTTCCGCCCATGCTGAAACAGCCTGGACAACAGGAATCACTCTTTCAACAACCTGCTGAAGAATTGGAAGGAATGCGCCGCCAATCGCCTCAGAAATATCACCGATTGATTGCGAGCGTTTTGCAAAGCCGGCTTCTGCGGTGTTGCTGATTGTGTCGGTTGTTTCACGCAAGTTTTGGTTCAAACCTTCGGTAAGCGCGGCAACCTTCTGGCTTTCCGTACCGTATTTAATAAGGTTCTGTTGCGCTTCAGTAAAGCGGATACCAGACTTTTCAAGCACACCAAATTGACCCTGCAATGCCTTCGCCATCACGTTTGCAGATGAAACGTAGTCATCGGCGCCGGCTGCAAGCCCAGACTGGTTAACCGTGAGATCGGCAAGCGACTTTGTAAGGTCAAGAACGCTTTGAGTTTGAAGCCCGAACGTTGAAAGCTGAGCTGCACCCATTGTCAGTGCGTCGCCATCAATACCAGACTTCTTTTGCAGCGCTGCGGTAACGGCGAGAATGCTATCAACCTGGTCACGGTTGCCCTTTGAAACGTCAATAACGGCGTGTTCAAGCTGGCGAACGCTCCGTTCCGCCTCAACATAGTTCTTGATTGACACCCCTACAACGCCAGCAACGGCGGTCAATGCCGCCGTTCCAGCTACCGCCATGCCTTTAAAAGCCGGCTGAAGTTTGTTGATCTTGTCATTCAGTGCAGTAAACTGGCCGGAAACACCTTTGAAAGCGGCGTTGGCCTTGTTTTGTGCATCAATGACGATTTGAAGTTTCAGGGGGTTCATTTCTTTGGTTTGTTTATTTCATTGAGGAATTCAATCAGTTCTTCAACAAACCATTCCGGCTGCTTCATGTATTCGTAGTACGTCCACCCCATTTGAACGCATACGAACATCATGTTTCCTATTCCTGGCTGTCTTCGTTTTTTTTTGGATCCTTTGGTTCGTAAGTATCGGTGATCTGCTTCATGTCTTTTTCTGGCATGTCCAAAACCATGTCAACAATCTTCTTTGAATCGGTTTCGCCATCAACAGACACCACAAACTTTTCAATGGCGCGGGCGAATTGCTCACTTTGAAGCTTTGCCATGTCAATCTTTCCAATCTGCATGTTCTGACCACCACGCGCATTGCCGACTTGTGGGCGAACATCAATGCCGTTAAACATCGGTTCTTCAATGTACTGGCGTTCACGTCCGGTAATCCATGTGTTAATCACCGCAACGAATCCGCTTTCCGTAGTAACGGTAACTGTTTGACGTTCTCGCATACGAAATCAATTTAGTAGCTCGATAAATCGTTGACCACGGTCACTTCAATGCCGTATCCCTCATCCTGTGAATAGTGGGCCATGAAATCAATCTTTTCGCTCACGATATCGTCAATTGGGCGATCTGGATCATGCTTTTCGTATGAAACCCGTGGCAATACGATCGAGATTGAAGGGTTGTTTCCGCCACCAAGATCAATATCATCGCGCGTCATTGTGATAGACATCGCGTAATAGCTACCAGCAACGTAAGCATCATGTGCCGTTTCGTCGGTGTAATCCATGACGATTGATCCGGTGATCTCAGTGAGCAATGAAAGAACATCGGAAGGCGTGATCTCGGAAATGTTCTGGTTCACGCGTGAGTTGCTATCAATTGACATCGAGAAATCTTTTAGCGCCAACGGATCAGCAGCAGCAAGGCCGGCAACGTCAGCGGCAATCTTGATTTCAACGTTCTGAGGAAGGAAGTAATAATCAGTATCACCGAACGAAACGGAAACATCGGTAACGGTTGCTTCTTCAGCAGAAAGGAAGTTTGCCGTTGCGTTTGGAAGATCACTGACAGGCGTGCGGATCTCCATGCTCTTTACCAATGAGCGAACGTACTTGTAATCCTGCATTCCAAGCTGCGAAAGCACCAAAGAAAGCGTTGGGAATTGTGGGTTACCCTGCAAAAGTGTGAAAACGTGTTCATAAACGCCGGTTGTGACGGTTGAAACCGCCTTAGAACCAAGCAACGAATACAGCAAGAATCCGATTGAACGGGCGCGAATGTTGAATTCAAGATCACCTTCTGCACGCTTTTGCACAACGATAGCGCCAGTGGATCCCATGCCACCGCCAGAAGTCTCACGAATCATTGTCTTATCAACGGCAACTTTCACGCCTGAAGGCGTGCGACCCGGCAAATAAATGGTTGGCGCTGCATACGTTCCGCGCGTGGCTTCTTTTGCAAACCCGACGTTGATATCCTCACCTTTTAATAATGGCATGGCTTTAGATTAAGAGTTGATTTTAATTGAATCTTTGATGATCTTTTCTGCTTCCTCGGCCGTGGCTGCCATAACGCTCTTTTGATAAAGCGGGAAGTAAAACTTGTGCAGCTTTGGTGTCGTTTCCTTTGGTGAATCTTGCGATTCTGCAGATTCAACGCGCTTCCCAAGCTTCTTTGTTTCCAACTGATCCGTTGAGATCATTTTGTTTTGTGGAGATTTCATAAAAATATTATAGCATGACTATCTTACGGTCATGTATTTAATGCAGCGCAACGTCACCAACGCCGTTCTGAAAATACCGTTTCCCACCTCAGCATCACCCCAAACACTTGGCACCGGCGTAACCCATTCGCACGTTGTGAGCGGATTGCGTACTGAGAAAATGCGTATCAATTCGCCAACTGCCTCGCCAACTGCCAATTCAACATCTTCTTGTTCGCTCGCCTCAGAAACCGGGTAATACACAATGAGATTAAACGCGAGCGCGAATCTGTTGTTTTCCGTATCCCCATAATCAGAAACGTTTTCGCTCGGCATGATAACCACCGCCGGGTAAGCCTCCAAAGATGTTTTCGGATACGCGTAAACGGCCGGGAAAATATCGGCCGATTGTGCAGCGATATATTCGCCAATCTCAGCGCGAATATCGTTGATGAAGTCTTTATCAATTGCCATATTTTAGGCGAAAACCTTTTTTAAAACTGCACTGAAATACTTTTCAATGTCACCGGTACTTCGGTCAATCCCGCGTTGGAAGAACGGGTTTTCCTTTGTGCCGGGGTGCTTCACCGTCTTCCCAAAGATAGCATACTGACCGCCGGCCTTTGTTCCGCCGGTGCGTCGCGCGAGTACACGGGCGTTCTTTGCCTGGATCAAGTGTGGCTTTGTACCGCCTTCAACAAATCCAGCGTATGGCGCACCAGCCTCAACCATACCGGAAGCAATGCCAAGCATCTGGCTGCGGATAGACTGGCGAAGCGTTCCACCACCTGATTGTTTGTTCACAGGCGCTTCCTTCTTCACGTTGGATTCAATCTTTGAAATGGTTTTGTGGATCGCTTCAGCGATGTAAAGCGTCATTTTCTCCGGAGCACTATCAAAAACAGCCTTTATCGTGCTGAGATTCGGAATTGAAACTTTGAGTTCAATGGGCATTTTTAGCTTTCAAAAATGCGAATAAGCACCTCCATGTGGTCTTCATTCATGAAATTCAGGCGATCAACAGCCATCACACGGTACGTTTTCGTATCCCAAATCACGTTATCGCCCTCGGCAATGTCAACAATCGGGCAAAAAAGCATCCAGTTCTTGCCGTATGACATCTGCAAATCACTGCTGATCTCGGAATCAATCTGCTGAATAGCACAAGCAAGGTCTTCCAGGTTCGTGGAATACTCTTTTGTGTTGCCGGTGCCGGCGCCAAGGCGCTCAGTGCTTACCGTCTGATCGTAGAAAGCTTCAAACATGGTTAGAAGGTATAGCGTTTATTGCGTTCAAGAATGTCCTGGACCTTCAGCAAATCTTCCTTTTGCTCATCGGTTTTGTACGTCACGGAATAACGGCCCATCGTCATGCTTCGCACGTTTGATCCGCTATTCCAAGCGAAATTGATAATGCCGGCAACAAGAACCGTTGCAGCAAACTTGATTTCGCCTTTCATGGTTGATGCACCGTATTTCGCATTAACAACGATGTTCTGCGAACCTTCCGGGAACGTGAGATATGGAAGCTTGATCTTTGTTTTCGGCAATGTGTTCGCCGGGTACACAAAAAATTGATCCGCATCAATCGCGGTGCCATCCGGATCGAGTTTCACCGAAACAACTTCCGTTGCCGGGCCAATGTATAACGTCTGCGATCCGTCGCCATCGTAAAGGCGATCTGTTGCCTCATCCGTTTCCTCATCAAACACCTGGAAATCCCGGTTTGTTTCCCCGTCAATGATCTCTTCAGCCGCCGCGATCCATTCATTAACCTGGGTATCAAAAGATGCATCAATGGTGATGAGCATGTACGCCTCAACAGCGTCTTTGTCCGTGTACCCCTTTGGTGTGATAGGCATAAATTATTTTCATTATAGCATTAGCGTGGAATTGCCGTGTACGGCGCTGTTACCCTGGTGTACGGACCGGTTGCCGACGAATATGGCAGCGTGGTCATCTTGTGGTACGGATAGCTACTAGTTTGCACGTCATACGTCATTGCCTTCGTGATCGCGGCGTGTGTTGTGATCACCGAATATGCCAATGCCTTTGTGATAGCTGCACCAGCAACCACCGTGTACACCATCGGCTTGGTGATCGCCGTTGGTCCAGCAATCGCGTACTGAGCAGCAAGGGTTACAGCGTTCTGGATCGTCACCAGGTACGAAAGCGGAAGATCAAGCGCAACGCCAACGGTAACGCAATACTGAAGGTCTTTTGTGTACGATCCCGGCAATCCAACCGCGTATTGCAGCGATTTGGTAACGCTTTGCTCAATAACAACCGCGTATGTCAGCGGCTCGGTTACTGAAGCCGGAACAACCACGGCGTATTGTGCCTGTTTCGTGTACGAACCTGGCACCCAAACGGAATACTGAAGCTGTTTCGTCAATGAAGCTTCGGTTTTGACCGCATACGAAAGCGATTCCGTCACCGACGCTTCGGTAATAACGGCGTACTGGGCTTGCTTTGTGTATGAGCTAGGAATGCCGACTGTATATTGCATCCCAAGCGTTACCGAAGCCGAAGTGATCACCGTGTACGCAAGCTGCTGAGTGATCGCCACTGAAGGAACAACAGCATACTGAAGCGATTTCGTCAGTGCCGTAGCATAATCAATTGTGTACTGAAGCGATTTTGTGACACTCGCCGGCGCCGTAACGGTATACTGCAACGATTTGGTTGGCGCGACCGGTGAAACAACACAATATTGTAATTGATCAGTGATTGAAATGGCCGTGGAAGCGGCAATCTCGTATTGAAGTTGAAGAGTTGGCGCTGTTGGTGTTGTGACAACACAATATTGGCTGCTCTTTGTTACAGAAGCAGAAGCTTTTACGGTGTATTGTGATGATTCTGTGATGGAATGCGGTCCGTCAATGACGTACTGCATCGGCTTTGTTGTACTGAATACCGCCGCCGTAAAGATCCACCCAGTATTTCCACCGCCGGCATCCGTAGAATTTGGACCCGCGTACCATGTCGCGCCTCCGCCGGCATCGGAATTGGCAATTGAAAGGTAGTCTGTATTTACCGTTCCG